TAAGTTATTGTATACATTAATTAAGTTGAATTGAGTTATTACAACAGAATTTTTTCGACGCTCTGTAATTTTTAAATACCTCTCTTGAATTCCTTTTGATGTAAGAATATTAAAATTTCTGTATAAATTCTCATCAAAAAAGCGAACTTCACACGCCTTATTTATCACTTCTAAAACAAATTCAGGAGTAACATTTACATCTAATGCTATAAGGTCGATTTCGTCTTCGTGAATTTCAACAAAGTATCCCTCGTCCTTGTAGATTGTTGAAAGTAGGTAGATTAGGACTGCGATTGATTCTGCACCACATGACAATAGCAACTTTCGAACCTTTAAGTCATTTATGAAGTTAACGTTTAAAGGGAAGTACTCAACCCCTTTTGCGGTCGGTCGTGCCATTGTAGTTATCACTCCTTTTCTACGATTACAAGTTTTCCAGTAGCAGCTTGCACAACTGCTTTAAAATGTTCTTCGTTTGAGTTTTCACTTGATAAGTGAATTAAATGTATTGCTTTACACTCGGTTAAGTCCATTGATTGTAGGAACTTTACAACGTTTTCAAGTGCGAAATGTGATTTCACAAGTCGTTCCATTCGTTGCTTAGATAGTTCATCTTCATGAACTTTAGATTTTAAAATTTCGTATGAGTGATTACACTCAACAAGTATTCGATGTACACCTTTAAAGGTATACCTACAATAAAAAGTATCGGTTATGTACAATAACTTTTCTTGACCGTCAGTTATTAAAAAGCCAACGTTAGGCACATCATGTTCTAACTCAAAAGGAAGAACAGTAAAGCAACCTATTTTAAATAACTGCTTCGGTTTAATTTCAACCCAAGTCCGTTCATCTAAAGCGTGTAATGCTTGTGCTGTATCCTTCGTCATATACACTTTGTGGCCTAATTTCAACCAATCACTAACCGATTTAGAGTGGTCGCCATGTTGGTGAGTTACTAAAACACCAAATAAATGCAGAAAATTGTACCTACATGCTCTTTGAATACTTTTAAAGGGTAAACCTGCGTCAAGAATAATTTCGTCGTCGTTTACGTTCGATTTTAAGCGGTAGCAGTTACCAGCGGAACTGCTACCGAAACATTCAACGCTAATCATTTAAACATAGCTTCGCTGTTTAACACTTCGCCGGTTTCGGCATCAATAAATGTTGGTTCATTATCGATATCGAGTGTTTCGGCGTTTGCGTTATGTTCAATCGTTGTTACAGCATCATCTAAGATTTCGCTTACGTTGCCTTCAACATCAATAGCTTCATCGGCAGTAGGTAACCCCATTGAAATTTCAGGTGCTGTAGTTCTAATTAACCAAGCTGCAGCTCTGTAACGTAACATTTGGTCCGGCATTGTACGCCATTTAGAACCTTTTTTATCGTACCAACCTTCCGACTTTGCGATTGCGATTGTTACCTCAGGGCCGGCGATAATTTCATCGCTTCCTTTTTCGCGAGTGTAAGCAATAATGCCTTGACTGTCTGTTCCTTTTGTACCAGTCGCTTTATATTTGATAGCTTCAAATCTACCGCATTGATTAAACGTTGCGATTAAAAACTTAGAGGACCAACTAGGGTTCCCATACACTACATACAAGTTTTGCATTACCATTAACGGTGATGCATTAATTCGAACTGCCATTTCAAGTGCGATACAAGCATTACCAAAGTTGTGAGGGCCTCTAAAGTTTTCAGGCACTAAGCTAGATTCATTAAACATTTTCGCTTGTCGTTGTAGTAATTCAAAACTAGCTACTGAATTAAAGTTAGCTGCCACTTCATTTTTTCTTGTTGTCATTTCGTTTGCCATGTTATACCTCCAAATCTACACACAACTCTTTGCATGTTTCGTCTACGATTAATTTAATTGTTTGACTATTACAGTTAACGAACTTAGTAACCGCTTCTGCATTGTCAATAAATACCGGTGCAGTAACGTTATAGAATTTTGTTAAAGCATTAATAATATCAATACCAGCGTTAATTCGTGCTGCGTTATTAAGGCTTCTATATGGAACGCCATCAACCATAGTTTCGCAACAATCTTCAACGCTACCATTTACAAGAACATTCGCCATTTTAAAAGTCGTAATTGTAAAATGCTTGTTAATAGTATCTTCGAGCATTTCAACCTTAGCTTTTACGAATTCATCTAATAAGAATGCCGTTTCATCAACTAAATTCTTTTCATTAATTAATCGTTGCTGTTCTTGTTCAAGTTCATTGATACGTTTAGTAATATCACGAATAACATCGTATTTTGTGAGTTCTGTTTGTAATGTACTTCGTTTATCAGCTAGTTCAGATAATTCACTATCAATTCGCTTTAATTGGTCGTCGCTTGTATTGTCTTCGTCAAGTTCAAGCATGAATAACTCCGCTTTAAGGTCGTTAACTTGTACATCGTTATCTAAATCAACTTCGCCGACTTCATTCATTGCTTTTTGTTTTGTATTTTTGTCATTAGTTAGTTCTTCGATTTGACTACACATGCCATCGGCTTTTACTTGCATGAGTTCTTTTTGCTCGATGTAGTTTTGTTTTAATGCCTTAGCACTATCAATCAACGCTTGCCATTCTTCGAGTTTTTCCGCTTTATTTTTATTAAATTTAGCTTGTAGTTCCTCGTACTTACTAGCCGGCAACTCCTGTCCGCATGTAGGACAAAGTTCTTTGTTGAATTGTGATTGATTAAACTCGTCAAACTCTGCTTGTAATTTATCAATACGAGCTTCTTCTTGTTTGATTTGAGTATCTAATTCATATTCACGGTCTTTATAGCGGTCTCGTTCACACTCTGCCATCTGTAATTTAGTGAGTGATAATTGATAGTTGTGTCCGAGTCGTCGCTCTTTGTCAGTATGTTCGTTCATTAACTGGCTTTTTCTATCCGCCAATTTACGTTTTACTTCACGAATTTTAGCGGTACGCTCTGCGCCGTCTAAGCCGTTAATGATAACTGATTTATCTTCCTCTAATTGTTTAATAGCGGTTTCGATAGTTGCTATATCATCTTTTAACTTTTGCTCCGCTTCTAATGGAGTTGGTTTACATTTAACTGCTTCATCAATTCGAACTGGTATCATATCCAATTCCTTATTGATAGCCGTTTTTTTACTTGCGATAATCTTGCGTTGCTCGTCCACGGAACGGCCATTCAATAGTTCAGTCAATCGCTTTAATTCGTCCTTACTATTGATTACGCTTGCATCGTCCACATCACCGCACATTTCAAGTAATAATTTACGGCGATTTTGCCATGTGTATTGTTCGTTAAAGAACAATGGATTTGTAATGAGTTTAAAAACATCTTCATTAATCATGTTATTAATAAAGGCTTTGTACTCTTTTTCTTTAGAGGGAACATCATTGATGAAATAATCGGTCGTATGACCTGTTAACTTAACTTCACCGCCTCTAGGGTTACTATATTTCTCACGATAAATGCGTTTGAGTGTAAACCCTGTTCCGTCCTCGTTATCGAACGCAGCTTGCACCATGTGATTAACGTTGTGAACTGGTTCGCCATTTTTTAATGTTTTAATCTGAAAGTCTGCTCTATCTAAGCTATCTTTACCAAACAATAACCAGCAAAGGGCATCAAAAACAGTTGTTTTACCTGTGGCGTTATCGCCACGAATTATAGTGTTATTAGTAAACCTAAAATCACCAAATTCAATACCTTTAAAGTTTTGTAAATTTAATTGTACGAGTTTCATGTACTATCTCCTCTCTAAGATACTTGCGCTTCAATGTCGATTGTTCTAGGTTCGATTTTTAATTGATTAGCCCATTTAAGCACGGTATTATTAATATCTTTGTTCTTATGCACGCATTGATTACCAAAGAGTTTCGCTTGTACTAACTCTTTAAAATCATCATCAACTCGATTTAGTTCTAAGCATGCAACTGGTTTCATCGTATCGTCTGTTACAACTACGATTGCCGTTGTACCTCGCATTACCTGGTCTCTGTATGAACCAACGCAATTTCTAAGTTGCTTACCGATAGTCATTAAATCTGCAGCAGTTTTCGGTACCATAAAATGAAGTCCGTTAACGTCTGCATTTAGCGTTGGAATTGTCGGCAGATTTACATCGCCGTATTCCTGTTTATTGAATATGTTAATAACTGTATTGTGAAAGCTCTTTAGCCGGAACTTTGTATCATGTAATGCTTCACGATATTTAGGCTGTAACCGTTGATACATATTAACGATGTCGCCTATGTTACGTTGTTCTTCACTTAATAGCCATTTAAGAACATTCTTTTCACCAAAACGACCTATGACATTCATCCACATATTACGAATTTCTTGCGTTGTAACCTTCATACACTCTAATAGGTGGCGAGGTTGCTTTACAATGTGTTCATAGTGCGGAATGCTGTTATCAATTTTTCGGTTTAACGTTACGATTTTTCTTCGGCAGTTTTCATCTTTAAATAAGTTCAAAACGTTTGCCATTTTAACCATCATAGGGTCTTCTATCATCGCTTTTCTTAGTGAACGACTATTAGGTGCATGACTTGTAATTCGTAATGCTTCCAGGAAGTTTATACCTGTTCTTGTTAGGTTAAGTACATCATCATCAAACGGAATAGCAATATTAGGTTGAATGCCATATGAGTACTCCCAACTATTATTATTCTTAATTAAATCCGTAATAGTCGGCATGTCAGGCGCTTGCATTTTTAACGCCATATTCATAAGCATAGTTTTAAAATAACCGCCATATTCGTTTATAGAAGGTGGTATATACACTCCTTTAATATCAAAGCCGTATCGACCTTTTAATCGACGTTCAAACATTAATCTAAGCGTTTTAAAAATAACGTTTAACTGCTTCTTATAACTTGAGTGAACGGCATACGATTTATTGATGTATTTTAAAACCGGTAAAACTTCATGAGTTCTAATAAACTCAACTGTTAAATCGTGTCTTTTATGGTCGTTGTCAATAAATACAGCCATTTTACGCTTAAAGTCAAAGCGAAGAGTTTCAGTACATATCCCTCGGTCTATTCGCTTTCCGTCAAATCTTAATTGAATACCTTTATAGCGAATTTTTAAATCGAGAAAATGTTTATAGTTCCATATGTCGATATTTAAGTTCAAAGGGAACACGTTATCTTCGTCTGTCGAATAGTAAATTTTATCCCTTTCAGGGTTTGAATAAACCCCACAGTTAGGGCATACAAAATGTTTCGCACCAGTTACATAACCACTATGAAAGCTATATTTTCGCTCCCATTGACCGCCGAATGTGAAATTACAATCGAAGTGATGAATGGTGGTATATAGAGCGTCATATTGACGCTCCATAATAATGCTGTCGAACATTTTATTTACATTGAAGTTGCCTAAAAATTTCATCACTACCTCCTAGTCAAACATGCTTAACAAGTTTTCTTCCTCGTCCTCTTTAGGCGGTTCAACTGCTTGAACTGATTCTGTAGTTTTCTTTTTAGTTTCCTTTTTAGGCTTAGGCGTTTCCTCTGTTTTATCTTCGGCCTTAGCGTGCTTTTCAACGAGCTTAATCGCCTTGATTATGCTCTTAGAAGTCGATATGTTAGTTTCGATAAAATCTAATGCCCTTTGATATTCGATTGTGTTCGCAGGGTCTAATTCAATCGCTTTTTGTAACACTTCTATTTGAGGTGTTACAGTGTCTATAACGTTCTTAAAACTGTTAACATTTGCCATACTTAAACTCTCCTTATTTATTCATTAAAGCGTTTAACTCTTCGATGATTTCCGGTGTTAAGTTTTCACTAGAAGGATTTCCTTGTACACCGTGATTTCTAAAGATTGTGAGTGCTGCTTTAATACCATCTTGACCTACTGCTTTTAACCAATCTTTAAATTCCGCCCAATAGGTTTGGTAGTCGATTTCTTCTTTTACGTCCTCAATAGCTAATTCTATAGGTTCTACATCAACAACGTTGCCGTCAAAATCAGTTACTGGTACAGGTGGTTCCTCAATTTCAATAGAAATGTTTTTAACAATTTCTTTATCGACCTTAGCACCAGGAACCGGCTTTTCTACTTTAGGTTCGCTTTTTTCTTCTACAACTGGTTCGGTTTTAGGTTGTTCAATTGGTTTAACATTTACAGCTAACTCCTCAATGCTTTGAGGGTTCATAAGCTCGTTATACTCGCTAATTTTTTTAGCCAAGTCTTTTGCGTTTTTAAATTCAATTGTAAATTGGTTCATGATATTTACTCCTTTTCTAAATAGGCTTTAATAGCCTTCATTGTGTCGATAATTTTATATAGATATGGTCTAACTTCGACCATTGGCGATACTTGCGTTTGTTCTATTAGATAATCGATGCGATATGTTAAGTACCATAAGGTCATATTTCCCCATGGAGTAGGGAACATATCGTATTTTTTATGACATTTCTTTATGCGTTCAAGGTCGATTTTCTCACCATCGAACATTAAATTATTAGTATCCATTATTTACCTTTGTAATGTGATATACTATAAATGGTTAATTATTTGACTAGGGTTGTACTTGTGTCAGCAAGTGCAGCCCTTTTTCTTTCTTTAGCTCGCATTCGTAAATATGTCGTATGACAATTTTTACAAACACAAACGACTTTACCAATCGCGGTATTAAATATGCTGTAAGTTTCGTGATTAGTTAACTTATAACCGCAGTGATAACAGCGTTTCACCATGTAACCACCTCCCCTGTTACCCACCAATACAAAAGACCGAAAGATATGTATAAAAACGATGCACCAACAATAAATCCTTCTATAATGTCTGCTGTTTGCAGTGGCATTGCAGCTCTTCTTAATTCTCTTCTTTCTTTATAATTCATTACTTTCACCTCCTTTCAAATTTGATTTACGATTAACAGCATTTCGCTAGTCGCTTTTCTAATTTGTTGCTTTAACTCGTTATTTTCTTTGGCGAGTTTTTTATTTTCGATTTCTAGTTGCTTATATCGGTATGGTGAATATTCACTATCAACTCCAATGAAAGCGTTTACGTCAGTTGCTCTAAATAGCACCTTGCCGATATTTTTAATCGACGGTAATTTACCGCTATTTCTTAATTCGTATACCGTTTGAGGTGTTACTCGTAGCATTTCAGCAACTTCATTCACCGTGTATACAATTGGTTTCATTCGTACGTCCTTTCATATAAGCCTAAGCGTAATTTAATAGTGTATAACCAATGTAAATATTCCTGGTTACGCTCCCTTATTTTTTGACAATCGTCATTACTATAAAAAGGGTTTAGATTATTTCTATTTTGTACGCCTACAACGATTTTCTCGTACTTTTTAATGTCGTTGAGAAATTCTTGTTCAGTCTGTATCCAGTTAGTAACAACGATAAATCCTGTTCGCTTGTAATAGTTAAGAACTTCACCAAGCGGTTTAAATTCCCAATGTCGATATAACATGCTATCCCCTCCACGTTTTGTGAACTTTTAAAATAAAAAAATATCTTGCATATTAAGGTTAGTTTTCAAATGACTAAACTTAGTAAATATAATTCCTATTTCTTGTTGATTAAAGTTCCGTTTACCATTCTCCTTTAAGCTATATGCGCCCTTAGTAATGCCTAACATATCGGCGATTTCTTGTTGACTAAACCCTAGCGCATGTCGTAGCTCAATCAACTTATACTGTTTCATTTTATCCCTCCTTTGTTTACAATATGTTAACACCCTATGCCTGTATTATAGTATACATTTTGTAAACTTCCAAGTAAACTTTTTATAAAATTAACAAAATGTGATTTTACATTTTGTTTACAATTACATATAATCAAATAAAGGAGGTATACAAAATGAAAACCATGGGAACACGGCTAAAAGAACTTCGATTGAACGCCGGTTACACTGGCGAAGAAGTTGGACGCATGCTGCAGGTTTCAAAGTCTGCTATTTCTATGTGGGAGAAGGACTTGCGTTCCCCTAGTGCTGATTTAATCGAACGCTTTGCGGATATATACGGAGTTTCAACCGACTATATAATAACTGGTCGTGAAAGCAATACACCAAAAGGGTATTATCACGACCAGGAGGCTGCCGAGTATGCGGAGTATTTACGAACGAGGCCACATGCTAAAATATTATTCTCTGCATCAAAGGACATGACAAAGGAAGATATGGAAGAAGCTGTTCGATATATCGAGTACTTAAAATCAAAACACAAATAAACACAAGGGAGAGTGTTAAAGTGATTGTTAATGTTATTCACTGCGACCTACCAAAAGGTAAGGCAGCAGCAAGTACTACCAAAGAAGATGATGTATATATAATAACTGTACAGCGTGCATTAACTGGTGATGAGTTACGAAAAGAGTTAAAGCACGAATTGTCGCATATCGTTAACGGAGACTTTCACCTACAAGGTACAGCAACAAACATAGAAAGGGCTGTGCGTTGTAATTCGCTAACCGATGAAGAACTATCTTATATTGATTTTTATCACCATTATTTATAGAGGTTAGCATGCAATATTCATTTACCATTCGTAAGAAAGACAAAGGCTATCAAGTTATCGTTAACTACAAGCTAGGCAATAAGTGGAAGCAGAAATCAAAACAGGGTTTCACTACGCAAAGAGAAGCAAAGTTGCACGGTCAAAATATTGTAGACGAATTGAAAAAAGTCGTGCCACCTAAGCACGACGAGGACATAACATTTATTCAACTGTATAACATGTACATTGACGAAAAACAAGAGTTGTCGCCAAATACAAAACGCACTTATGACAATGTAATTAATGCTTATTGTAAATCGCTGTGGAACGTATCGATTAAAGATATTACACATTCAACTCTAGTTCAGTTACTAAACGGAATGAATGTATCTGTAGCAACTAAAAATCTATGCTTGGTATTATTAAAAGCTATGTTTAAGCATGCAGTATCGCCATATGGCTTTTTAGGTAAAAGCCCTTGTGTCGATTTAAAGCGGTTTAGAAGCAAAGATAAAACATCTGTTAATGTAATTAGTCATGACGACTTTAAAACGTTCTTACAAGCGATAAAACAAACTCACCCACGCTTTTATTTATTATGCTTAGTCGCTCGCTATACTGGAGCACGCTATGGTGAAATAGTTGCGTTAACATGGAATGATATTGATTTTGCCAATAATACCATATCCATTTCTAAACAATGGACATTCCTCGGTGATAAGCGATACGGCTTCGGTGTGCCTAAAAGCAAGAACAGTATTCGAACCATTCCAATGCCAAACATATTAGCTGATGAATTGATGTGGAATATAGGTCCAGGTGATACACGTCTATTTCCTTTTAGAACGAGTCGTACAAGCCAATTAAACGCACTTATTCAGAAGTACCTACCTAATACCTCAATTCATGTATTTCGTCATACCTACGCAACAACGCTCCTGGCGAATGGAGTTGATATTCAAACAGTCGCAAGCCTGTTAGGTGATAATGTTAATACCGTAATGAATACCTATATCCACTACTGCGATGAAATGCGAAAAAAAGCATCTAAACACATTACCAATATATTCGGTTAAATATATTTTTGACGATTGTATGACGAAAAGAGCCTAAACCCCTTTACTTGTTGGGTTTAGGCTCTTTTATTTATAACACTATAATTATATCATAAACT